CAGGTCGTTAGACCGGGCGGGTCCCGCCACTTGACTACAATTCTCAAGCCACTGCTAGGACAGTAGTGGCCCAAGAGTCGTAAATCAAATAGCGAGACCCTCCCCCAAAAGTCAACTCATGTTGACTCCCACTGCGCTCTCCCAGCGCAGTCTACCACAAAGCGACGCAATGTCGCTTGTAGGGGGTATGTAATCCCAATTGGGAGTTACTCCCCGCTTCGTGTGGTACCGCAGCGCACTTTGCCTAAGCGCGATGCGGCAGTCACGAACGCTGCCATGGAGAAACGCCAACAACAACCCTTCCGGGTTGTAGAAGCGCCTCTTCATCTGCTTTGGAACACGGATCTCTCCGTCCTTTATGGTGAGCCTCTTGGGGTTACCCATACGTTTTCGGTATATGACCGAAGCGTTTGAGTCCCTTGCAAGAGAATCTCTTACCATATCGAACGGAACCCGTATCCCAGCATCGTGGTTCTCGGCAGGTGGTATGGGTAACCACTTGACGGTATCCACTAGCCGTCTGACCGTGCGCGGCAGGTAAATTCCTGTCTTGCCCGACCAGACGTTCAGACCGTTGATAGCAACGTAACGTGATTCCGGCGTATCGAGTCGTTTTATATAAACGCCTCGAACATCGTGACCATTGTAATAGTCACGACCGCAGGACTCACGGAAGACGCCTTCAACGAAGGACTTGTCGCTATTAACGAGAAAGCCGAGGAGTCCAAGGAGCCTGATGACACGAAGTGCCACCAGTTTATGACATATTATGTCATCTCCGAAGACTCCCCAATACCCCAGACGCTGTTGAGGCGTCAGGAGGGCTGGTCTCGTTATGTATGGTCGAACGGGTTTAACCCCGAAAGACTTGATACATGCGACAACGACGCAGGAAAACACGAGGGTTTCGAGAGGAAACGTAAAACCGTTTCCCATTGTACTAACCATGTGTAATTCCAGCTGCTCGCCTGAAAGGTTCCCTTGAGGGGAACGAAGCAGTCGCAAGAGCCTCATAAAAGGCTCTGGCAAAGCCCATTCAAGCATGGGTAAACCCAGTGAGTCGGAAGCATCGCTTAGATCTAGCGTAGCTAGTTCATCAGTCACGCTCCCGAAACGAGCTGCCTCCATATTGATCTGCGGCTGGGAAGTAATATCGAGTCCAAAGAAGGACACGAGTCTTTCCTCCAGCAGTCGGCCGAGCCCAAGCTGATAAAACATATTCAGCGAGGGCTCAATGGCAATCAACCTGGATGTAGTGTCGTCTTTCGGCACGAAGCTGAACCTACTACCTGGAACTAACGTCGGCTCTCCATGTAGCTCGGCGCGGTTGGATTCCGCGGCGGACCACGTGGACTTTAGATCGTTAGCTGTCGCGTTCCTATATGCGACTATCAACGACTCCGAAGTACATGCAAGCGGTGAGTCAAAGAACTTCGTATAGAAGTCCTCACCTCGTCCGCCTACAGCCACCCCCGGTCCGCAGCGGCCACGATCAAAAAGATCGTTTACGCTGAAGACAAGGTTGTGGCCAGCTGGGTACAAGAACCGATACAGCAAGTTTCTAAACTCACCGTAGAGCTCTTCATCCAAGCTAGTATTGGGACGATAAGTCCAAGTTCTACAGCGCTCGTTTGAGCGGAGGAACTTCTCGGTAGCTACAGCGTCACCACTAGCGGTCGTCCCGTCAGAAGTGCGAAACTTCTTCAAGAACGACTTGGCCAGTGATATTGCCGCAACCTCCTTATGACTTAGGTCCGAGCACCAACCAATACCGGGTTTCCACCCGGGAGGGAGATGCTGATCGAGGTCGTCGAGCAGGTCGGAAAAGAGCTGATCTGACATTGTCATGGTCATTTCCTCTCCACAGTTGCATCCTTAACAAAGAGTCAGCCGTAGCTAGAAGAAACTAGCTACCAGATCGATGGCAATGCGCCACCGTTCTGCGTCACTACCTAGGTAGATAATGACAGACACGGCGACGGCGACAGAGATCACTCTCCGTCGCCGACCCTTGCGATCGCTACGACGTAACCTAGTAATCACTAGATTACGCCCGTCACGATGGCATCGCCGAGTTCATTGCTCTGCTCCCAAAGGGAGCCAATGAACAGACTCAGTGCAGCCCGGATACTTTCGGGATCTGCTGTGTCGGCACCAGCCGGCACAGAGATTTCCAGCTTACAAAGCATAACCTGCTTTGGCTGGCCCGATAGGACGTCGACGCCCTTTCGAGCGGAGACGACCCACGTATTCTTGGGCACGGAGGGCAACTGCCCGTTCGCTAGCAACGCGGGAAGAGTCCGAAGATTCTTCGGTCGCGTTGCCAGCAAGGTGAACGGGTTTGAAGGGGAGCTAACCTCGACACCCGTTTGGGTGCCCCCGAGCGCTGTTACGGCTCGGGCCACACCGTTCACGTCTGGGGCCACATCAGTGGCCAACGTGTAGGTGGGGGATGTCAGCCCGGTGCCAGGTGCACCGGTTACCGGAGAAGCAGGATTCCATGTCATGGAATTCCTCCCTGTCCTATAAGGGACAACTGCTGAGGAGGTGTGCCCGCCCTGTTTGTGACAAGACGGACAAAGAACTCCATCCACAGGAACACAAGCACATCAGCCAGGAACTCATCCGGCTCCCAAACGCGAAAGCCCCACTGAGCTATCGGGGGTGCAGTCGGGATCGACAATTCGACCCTTCTCGCACGTTCCCGAACAACGCTCAGGGCGCTCTCGCTAAGAGAGTCAGGTTCGTACCTTAGGCTGTAAAGTGACTGCGCTCCAAGGACGAAGTCCTCGTTCGCCTGATACAAGAGGGCAGTAAAGCGCTCGGGAGGTTCAATCAGTGAGAACTCCTCATCGATATTGTAGGCGTCTTTGACGTCGACAATGTTCTTGAGGAACTCACCGATATGCGGAAAGAGTTCATAAAGCTCTTCCCTACTACCAACCGAACGCAGCACACGCTCAACATTAACGCTGACCAGGTCTTTGACCTTGTTCATCGTAGTCTCCTGTAGGAACTTAATCGCCATAGAACCATTTACGGTCACCGTTACGACTCGCGATCAGAGCGGCTATATTTAGCCACTTAAGACTCCCCGAACCGGGGACCTGAAAGACGAGGTCAGGCACCATTGCCTGAGTATACTCGGCTCTCTGGACGCGAGTTTTCTCGATGACAACCTTTGCAGGCGAAAAGGCTAAAGACGCCAACGATCGATCCGGATTGGGATTTTCTTGATCCCAGTACGAAAAGCTCGTCGACGCCAAGTCACTAACTACGTGGCTCTTTATCGTGGTCTTATTACACCATGATAGGCGAGTACCTAGAAGTGACCAGCCTTCGATTATATCACCAACATTGGTGAAATAATCGATCAGGAACGAATAGGGAATTAGATTCCAGATAGTTGGGGCGAAATTATTAGGGTTAAACCCAAATAGATCGCGTCGCAACTCAGCTGGATTTCTAGCCTCTACTCGCAAGGCCCCACGAAAAACCGTTGTACAACGGGTTCTCGTATCAGTAAGGACGTTCCATAAAGCAATTCCATTTTGGGAATACTTTACGGTCGTCCTGGTTGGATTAGACTCATGAGTATGGGCCGCACTAATGCGACCTGTGCTCAAGCTTTGACCGGTGTTAAGGATGGCGAGTGCTCTGCACCCGTCATCTACATCGTTCAGAAGAGGTTTCCAACCAAACTGAAGTTCGAGCCATGCATCTGCCAGCTGCTCAGTCACGCGTGAGCGCGACAATGAGTTTTTGAGGCCGAGCCGCCGGATATTCGCAAGAATATCCCTTGTCTCGTCCACAAGCCCTCTTAAGCCCTTGGCAGGATTCCTGATCATAGATAAGGTCTGTGCAAGCTCTCCAAGGAACACACCGCCTTGAAAGGCAGTCTGCTTCTCGCGGATCTTGCGAAGAAACTTACCCATCGCTTCTGCATTGGACTTCGTCTCACTTATCTCAGAAGGGTCACCCGAGGGAATAGCACTTTGACAGTGCAAACTCCCCCACACCTCGACAACTTGGATACTGGTAGGTAGGGAGCCAGGATATGGAATCTTGACTTCAAACCGTCCAGAGCCAGATGTGTATCTGGCTACCACTTTGCTTCCCGATAAAGTTGTCGTGGCTGACAAGCCACGGCGCAACTTGTCCCGCCACCCAGGGATATTATTTCCATGGGTTACGGTATCCGTCCAGACTAAATTCTGGTGGATAGCTGCAGAGCCAGTGATAGAGCCGTTCACGCGAGTGAACTGCGTATCAAAGAATCTCTTCAGCGAGTTCGGAAACGAGCGAGTTGTGGACATATCGGGTTCCTTCTAGGATGAAGATCAACGAGCGCCTTCGTGGCATACGATAGCCAAAAAGGCTGGTGCGGCAGTTCAGTTGGTACACACCAACCGGGG